TTATAGCAACTTTTAGCACTGGTCTTAAATTTGAATCTTATATTACTTATAAAGCTATTTTGCCTTGCGGTACAGATGGTGCAGATAGTGACAATGCTATTGATCTTGGAAGCTCATCAGTAAGATTTGATGATATCTATGCAACCAATGGCACTATCCAAACTTCTGATAGAAACGAAAAGCAAGACATACAAGCCTTAACAGATGCAGAGCAAAGAGTAGCTACAGCGTGTAAAGGTTTGATTAAAAGATTTAGATGGCAAGACTCAGTAGCAGAAAAAGATAATAATCCTGATTCTGATGAAACAGCTAGATATCATTTTGGGGTTATAGCACAAGACTTACAAGATGCGTTTGAAGCTGAAGGATTAGATGCAGGTGATTATGGTATGTTTATATCTAGCACTTGGACTGATGATGATGGTAATGAGCAAACAAGGCTTGGAGTAAGGTATAATGAACTCCTAGCTTTCATAATTACAACTTTATAGGAGAACGAGATGGCAAATACATACGAATGGAATTGTAAAACAGTAGATGTATATCCTGAATACGAGGAATATACAGATACAGTTTATAATGTTCATTGGAGATTAAATGCAACAAGTAGCGAAAATCACGAAGTGGATGGTCAAGAAGTTCCATATACTGCCAGTGTTTATGGCACTCAATCATTATCATTAGAGGATGTTGGTTCAGACTTTATACCTTTTGCAGACTTAACAAATGAAATAGTCACTGGTTGGGTAGAAGGTATAATGGGAGAAGAAGAGGTAGCAAACTTAAAATCTTCTTTAGATACAAATATCGATCAACAAATAAACCCTACTACTGAAACAAAAACTATAGGAGAATAAAATGGCAATAACATTAACAAGAACAGTACAAAGGATAGAAACCTATCCAGCAGCACCAGCAGAAGAGGGTGAAACAACTTATCCAACACTTATGGTGGTGTATAACGATGTATTTGATGATCCAGATGATGATCAATTACCAGTAACAGCTACTAAGGTAGTACACTTAAGCCAAGGCGATGATGTAACTGGTGAAGATCAACTAGTACAAGATATCGCAGGAGCGGTTTGGTCTTAATATGGAAACGCTTTTTCAATTTATTATTATAATTGGAGTGATATACTTTATAATAAATACAATAAAACCAGAATGGATAGATCAAATACTATCTAAATTTAAGAAGTAAGCATTATGGCAGATACCTTTACCACAAACTTAAACCTAACCAAGCCAGAAGTAGGAGCATCTACAAATACCTGGGGTGGAAAAATAAACACAGATCTTGATACCTTAGACGGCATTTTTGTTGCTAATGGTACAGGAACTAGTATTGGTTTAAATGTTGGCTCTGGTAAAACCATAACAGTAGCAGGTACTTTAACCTCTACTGGATCTGCATCTTTTACAACTGTTGATATAAACGGAGGATCTGTGGATGGTGCTACTGTTGGTGCTAACTCAGCGTCAACAGGAGCTTTTACTACTTTGTCAACAACTGGTTTAGCTACATTAGCTACAGTAGATATAAATGGTGGTGCTATAGATGGTACTGTTATTGGTGCAAATAGCGCGTCAACTGTTGCAGCAACTACAGTAACAGCAACAACAGTTACAGCTAGCGGTAATGTAAACACTACTGGTGGCGAGCTACAAATCAATGGTACTAACGTACTAGAAAAAGTATATCCAGTTGGATCTATTTATATAAATGCAAGTGTAAGCACCAATCCAGCAACATTGCTTGGCTTTGGTACTTGGGTGGCTTTTGGAGCTGGTAAAGTTATAGTTGGTTTGGATTCTAGTGACACGGATTTTGACACAGCAGAAGAGACTGGCGGTGCAAAAACACACACACTTTCTATTAGCGAAATACCATCACATACACATTCATTAAGCACTAGCGATAATCCAGGAGGAACTGGAGAAATAGAAGTTGCTGGTGGTGCGCCAACATCAACTCAAACAACGCAAGCCACAGGCGGTGGTGGAGCGCATAACAACTTACAACCATACATAGTTGCTTATATGTGGAAACGTACAGTATAGGAGCTGACAATGGCCCTATACCCAATCACCCCACCAGCAGGAATAGTAAAAAACGGCACTGACTACGCCAACAAAGGACGTTGGGTAGATGGTGATTTAGTGCGTTTTGAAAATGGTTATTTAAAACCTATTGGTGGTTGGACGTATTTTAAAAATGTTCAATTAGAATATGCTACTGCAAAAACTGGCACTATTACTACAACAGCATCTAGTGACGTTATAACAGTAACCACTAGCTCTGCTCATGGCTCTTCTGCTGGAGATAGAGTATCTCTAGAGGGGTTTGCTTCTGTAGGCGGAGTCGCAGAAAATATTATAAATAAATATTTTTTTATTGCTTCAGCTCCAACAACAACAACATTTACAGTAAAAATTTCAGAACAGGCAACATCAGGCGCAACATCGGCATCTGCTAATATAATTTTTCCAGACGATCCAATAGCAATGTACACATATAGAACTAATGGTGGGGATAAGGTTTTAGCAATAGGAACGAGAAGAAAAGTTTTTGTTTTATTATCAGACACATGGTATGACATAACGCCATCTGGATTTGTTGGTGATATTGTCAATTCATCAACTGGTTATGGAACATACGATTATGGTGAGGAGGATTATGGTGATGAGAGAAGCGCATCAACGCTAGTTTCTAAAGTTGATTCTTTTTCTTTTGACAATTGGGGTGAGCATTTAGTATTTTGTTGTTCTAGTGATGGTAAGATATATCAATGGCGACCAAATGCGGGATCTGGATCACCAGACACTATAGCAACACAAATAACAAATTCACCAGTAGGATGCCAGGCAATAATAGTTACAAACGAAAGGCATTTAATTGCTATTGGATCTAACAGCGATCCAAGAAAAATAGCCTGGAGTGATAGAGAAGATAATACTAATTGGACTGCAACAGCAAGAAATACAGCTGGAGACTTACAGATAGCAACAGGTGGTAGAGCTTTATATGCAGTCAAATGGCAAAACAGCATTATTATATTTACTGATATTGGCATTAATAAAATGTATTACGTTGGATCTCCGTTTGTATATGGCATACAAGATGCTGGCGTAAATTGTAAAGCAATGTCACCAAGAGCTATAGCTGCTTCAGGTGATTTTATATCTTGGATTGGTGAAAATTCATTCTTTACATATACAGGAACAGTCAAAGAATTAAAATCAAACGTGCATGATTATATATTTGACAACATACAGCCAGTTATGCAAAAAAATACATTTGGAACGCACAATGTAGATTACAATGAAATTTGGTGGTTTTTTCCAGCTGGTGATATAAATCAATCAACTCCAAACAAATATGTTATCTGGAATTATTTAGATAATGTTTGGTCTATTGGTTCTATGGATAGAACATGTTGGATAGATCAAGGTGTGTTTGATAATCCAATATCATGCGATTCAAGTGGTTATGTATATGAACATGACAAAAGAGCTTTATTTAATTCACCAGGTATAGGCGATCAAGTACCTTTTTGCACTAGCGCGCCTATAGAGATAGGTAATGGTGATAGGGTGATACAAGTAAACCAAATTATTCCAGATGAAGAGTCTGATAATTTACCAGGCATAACAGTAGGATTTAAGGGTAAGTTTACTCCGCTTGGATCTGAAACAGATTTTGGTAATTTTACTTTTCAAACAGATGGCTATACAGATGCAAGGTTTAGCGCAAGGCAAGTACAAATGAAAATTACAGGATCTCTAACAGAAGATTTCCAAGTTGGTGTTATAAGAGTAGATGGTAAACCAAGAGGTAGAAGATGATATCTCCAGAAAGCAAAGCCCAATACATACAAAGGGTAACTAGCGCGAAGCTAGATTTAAACACTACAAACTTAACAACTGTATATACAGCTCCCAGTGGTGATGATTTTGATTATGTAATTATTGAATCTATTTTAGTATGCGACCATGACAACCAACAAACCAACGTAGACTTTTCTATTACTTCTGGATCAGACGTGTTTCATATATTTAAAGAACACAATATAAGCGCACACGCAACAGACGAATTATTAACCAGAGACCTGGTATTAAAAGCTGGTGAGATATTAAAGGCACAGGCTAACCATACAAATTTAAACATAGTAGTTAGCTTAGTAGAATATGCAAAAGGCGATTAAAGAAAGCTGGCAAGAGGAATGGATAAGAACCAAACCTCTTATAGCAAAAGCTGTTAAACATCAAGATGCCTATACAATTGATGACATAGAAGATAAAATAAGAGAAGGAATATTCCTACTCTGGGCTAGTAAAAACGCAGCCTTTGTAACAGAGTTTGTAATATTTCCACAGCACACTGCAATGAATTTACTTTTTTGCGGTGGTGACTATAAAGAATTAGAGGCAATGTTGCCACACATAGAAGAGTATGCAAAGCAATGTGGAGTGAAAAGGCTTTACGGCGGTGGCAGAAAAGGATGGACAAGAAAGCTTAAACATCTTGGATTTGTAACAGAACATTTAATTAGAAAAGATTTATGAGTAAAGGAAAAAGCAGAACACAACAACAAACCACAATGCCAGATTGGCAAATGGATTTATTTAAAGATTACTATGCTAGGGCAAAGGAAGCTGCTGACACTCCATTCCAAGCATATACTGGAGATAGGTTTGCTGGTATGTCCCCAGAAGAACAACAGATGGGTGCAAGTATTCAAAGCTTATTTGGTAGTGCTTTTGGTGGATTTGATCCTACTGCACAATTACAACAATTAGCTGGTCAACAAGCTCCACAGTTAGGAGATGTTCCATCTTTATTAGATGTAAATATTGGCGCGTATCAATCACCTTATCAACAACAAGTCATAGATCTAACAGAGCAAGATTTTGCTAGACGTAGAGATTTACAAAGACAACAAGCAGAAGATGTAGCAATGCGATCTGGTGCTTTTGGTGGATCAAGAGGAACTATATACGAGCAAGAAGCATTAAGGCCTTTACAAGAACAAGAAGCAAGAACAGTTGCAGGTTTACGACAATCAGGATTTGAACAAGCGCAAAGAGCTGCCGAGGGTGATATTGCAAGACAACAGCAATTGGCCATGCTCGCGCCCGAGCTGGAGCTGAGAGGCAGACAACAACAAGCTGGCTTATTAGGTGGTTTATTAGGCGGGCAACAGCAAGCACTAGGATTACTTGGTGGTTATGGTGCTTTAGCTAGAGGACTAGATCAACAAGGTAGAGACTTTGACTTCAGCGAATTTATGAGACAACAACAATACCCAGCATATCAATTAGGATTACTTGGCCAAGGTTTAGGCATGATGCCAAAACTTATGGGTAGTACTGGTACAGAATCTTTCAAAACAGCAAGCCTAGAAGAACTTGGCAACTTTTTGTATGGTGCTGGAGGATCAGGAGCGTTTGGATAAAATTATGGCAATATTAAATTTACCCACATTTATAGAACAAGCAGAAAAAACTCCAGAGGAAGAATTGTTAGAAAGCTTGCAACAGATAAGACCTCAAGCAGAAGTTCCTAGGTTTACTAGATACGGCAACAGAATGGCAGAGCGTGGCGGTTTTGATGTATTACCTCAAGAACAACTGCGCGGAATGACGCAACAGCAAGTAGATGAATACGAAGCAGAAAGAAGAAAGGCTAGAGGCGCTGGTATATCTGAAACATTAATGAGGGTGGGACAGGCTTTTGCAGGTAAAGATGCAGATGCTGGTATTGTACGAAGACAACAAGCGAGGCAAGCGCAAGAGCAAGAAGCACAAACCCAAAGAATGTTAGCTTCTATGACTCCAGAACAAAGACAAATATACAATATGAAAAAAATGGGATTACCAGATTCATACATACAATCACAGTTTTATCCAAAACAAGAAAAGAAAGGGACACAAAGATATACTGTATATGACAGAGAAACTGGCAAGCCAATAAGATCCATATCTGCTTATGACCAAGAAGCAATTAGTGCTGCAGAAAATAATCCAAAAGAATTAATTGGATCTTTCGCTGGATTAAGTGAAGACAAACCTTCAAAGCTTAATAAAAGCGATTTTGTTGTAGACATATTAACTAAAATTACCAGTCATGTTCCAACTGCTGAAAATCCAACATATAAATTAACTCCACAAGATATACAAGTCTTGGACACTGTATCTAATACAGATCCCATGAAGCAATTAATTAATAATTTAGCGAGGGGATATGTAAACACGCCAGTTCCAGAAGCAAACACGGAAACCCCAGTTGTAAAAGATGGTCAAGATCCAAAATATGCAAATTTAAAAGATGGAGACGCATTTAAGATAGAGGGCGACGAAACGATATATTATAAGAATCAATAATGTCTACAGATCCATTCAAAAAAAGGGATCCATTCGCAAAATCCAAAGATCCATTTGCAAAACCTAAACAAGAAGGTGTTGGCTTTGGTGAAAATTTATATAGAACTCTTGGTGGAGCTGCAAGGGATGTAGGCGTGGCAACTGCTGAATTGCTTTTACCAAAAGATAGGTTCGGCCCATTAAATGTTGCTAAAGGTATAAGAGAAGGCAAGACATTAGAAGAGATAGCCACAGATCCAAGTGTTTTAGAGCAAGCAATAAAAAGCGTTCCTACAGTTCCTGAACCCACATATCCAGGCGGTAGTGTTGTCAGAGATCTTACTGGATTTGCAATTCCTTATGTTGGCATATCGAAACGAGCTGGCCCTTTTACTGATTTAACTACAGGTCAAAAAATAGCAAAAGGTGCTGGTATTGGAGGCGTAGCAGAGCAATTTGCTTTTAGCCCTTATGAGCAAAGAGTATCTAATTTAGTTCAACAGTACCCAGCTTTACAAAATCCTGTAACTGAATTTCTACAAGCAGATCCAGAAGACAGTGAAGCAGTCGCTAGATTTAAAATGGCTGTAGAAGGAGCTGCAATAGGAGTGCCTTTTGATTATTTATTAAGGCAGGTATCTAAGATTAAAATACCTAGCAGGGCAAAAGCAGAACAGCCGTTTGTAGGACCTAAACCAGATCCATTCATAGGCCCGCGCCCGTTAGCCCAGGCTGATGCGCCCGTGGTTGAGCCTAAGATAGAAGCTCCTAAAAAAAGACCGCGCCCCAATAAGATGCCAGAAATATTGGTGAAGCCTAAGCAACCAAAAGGCCTTACAAGAGTTAGCTCTTTATTGAGAGGATCTATACCTAAAAATGATCCACAACTTGAAGAGATAGCAAGGGCTATGGGTTATAGCGCTGATACATTGCCAGACTATTACAAAACAAAAAAAGCCCCAGAAAGTGTTTCTGCTACTGGAGAGGTTAGAGTTCAATCAGATGCTTTGGAAAATTTAACAGAAAAATTAAATGAACTGCAAATGGCACCTCTTGTTGGTAAAAGAGGATTTATAGATGAAAAAGGAGTTAACGATTTTGGACAAGCGGACGCTTTACAGATATTAGAAAAAAATCCACCGCTACCAGCATACGCTGCAAAGTATGACGAATACTTAGAAAAATTAAATCAATATGATTCATTGACAAGCACCCTGGAAAGAGCTGATATAGATCCAGACTCTTTAAAAGGAAAAACAAATGAAGAGGTTGGAGAAATCATAGACGCTATATCTGAGTTTGAAGATGTGCTTCAAGTTCCAGTTCCACCCAGTTTTAAAACAACAATCGAATCTCCTCCCATAGAACTATACGAACAGGACATATCAAAATTAGAGCCAAGGATGCCTTCTAATTTTATTAATAAGGTAAATGAAACTCCACCAGATTTTGCTGGCAATATTAATTTAAACAAAATTGATTCTCCAGATGAAATAAAAAACGCTATAAATGCTATTGCAGAAAATGAAGATGCTTTTATGGAAGCAAGAAGGGGTGTTGTTAAGTTTGGATCGGATGGAGCAGAGTTACGAGCTTTAGCAGAAGAGACTGGTTTGACCGCAGATCAATTAATAAGCAGAAAAAAAGGATCTGCATTTAATGCAGAAACCGCTTATGCTGCTCGTCTTATAAACCAAGAGTCCGCAACTGATCTTGTTAAGCTTGCAAAAAAAGCGCAAGGTACAGATGCAAGCCCTAATGATTTTTACAATTTCGAGAAAGCTCTCACCAAACATGTTGCTATACAAGAGCAATTAGCAGGTATAACAGCAGAGGCTGGAAGAGCTTTAAGACAATTCAGGGAAACAGCTAGATCCGAGGAAGCTATACAAGCAAAAGCTATTGGTGAATATGTGCAAGCAAAAGGCGCAGGCAATATAGAGGAAATGGCTGTATTGATTAGCAACCTTGACACTCCTGAACAAATTGCAAAATTTAGCAAAGACGCACTTAAACCAAAATTCAGAGATAAATTACAAGAAGCTTGGATCAATGCGCTTCTATCATCACCATCAACTCATATTGTAAACGTAGTTTCTAATGGTATTGTTGCAGCTACTCGTATGCCTGAGTATGCTGTGGGAGCTTTATTTGGTGCTGCAAGAAAAGGATCAGACAAAATATCTTTTACCGAAGTTGGCGGTAGAATTTATGGTAGCATGTATGGCCTTCTTGATGGCTTAAGAGCATTTAAAGATGCCTTAATTGATCCAAAATCAGTAGACGATCCATTAACAAAATTAGAACTACAAAGACAAAACTCTATATCTGGAATAAAGGGAGAGATAATAAGACTACCTGGAAGATTTCTAACCGCTGAAGACCAGCTGTTTAAATCTGTTGGTTATAGACAAGAGCTATGGGGGCAAGCCCTAAGAAAAGCAAAAGCTGAGGGCGAGGGAATTAAAAGAGCTTACGAGATCATGGATGATCCAGCCAAAAATTTTCCAGATATACACTTAAAAGCTCAGGAGACAGCAAGGTATCAAACATTTACAAGCCCTCTTGGGGAACTTGGACAGCTTCCACAAAAATTCATTAGTAAAGTTCCATCTCTTAGATATATAGCTCCCTTTGTTAGAACTCCAGTAAACATAGTTAAATATGCTGGACAAAGAACTCCTTTTGGAATTTTTGCTAAGTCTTATAAAGATGCTATAAAAAAAGGCGGAGCTGAAGCTGACTTAGCTAGAGCAAGAGTTGCTCTTGGATCAACCGCAATGGCTAGTGTTGCTATGTTAGCAAATGATGGATTGATAACGGGAAGAGGGCCAGCGGATTATAGAGAAAACAATGTTTTAAGAGGAACAGGGTGGCAACCATATTCAATCAGAGTAGGAGATACATATTATGCTTATAATAGATTTGAACCTGTAGGCATACTATTTGGATTAGCGGCTGACTGGGCGGATATTTATAAATACGCTGATAAATCTTTTACTGAGGAAAATGGCCCAGAGCTTGAAAAGTTGGCCATGATGTTGGCAGGATCATTCACAGAAAACATTACTAATAAAACATTTTTAACTGGTGTAAGTGATTTTATTAATGTCATTTTTAATCCAGATAGATATGGTGAAGCATCTATACAAAGATTTTTATCAAGTTTTGTTCCAACCGCTTCTTACTATGTAAGGAAATCTGAAGATCCAATTATGAGGGATGCGCAAACCTTAACAGATCAGTATCTAAACAGAATACCTGGATTGTCTACAGAGCTACCAGCTAAAAGAAATGTGTTTGGTGAAATAAGAACCTTCTCAAAAGGTGCTGCGCCAAAGTGGATGGGCGGTATAGGGGAAACTTTTTCACCAGTCGCCACATCTACAATAAAAAATGATGTAGTTTTTGAGGAATTAGCAAAATTAAAAATAGTTCCTGTGAAACCTAAAAGACAAATATATGGTGTTGATATGGATTCAAGACAATATGAGGGCATGCTTAAAGAAATGCTATCTTTAAATACTAAAAATAAAATTAAAGCTTTTATTGAAAGCCCTGGCTATGACAACCTTCCACCAATGGTTAAAATTGAGGCTATAAAAAGTATTCTTTCAGAAGATCAAAAAGAAGCTAGAGAAAGAACCTTTTACAAAAATCCAGAACTTTTAGATAAACAAATGCAAGAACTAATGAAGGAGCTGGGGCAAACCCAATAACCTTATGGCGCGCCAAACAGAAAGAGTTGGCCGATCTGGAGAATATTTAGTAGCCTCGGTGCTTTCTGCTTTTTCTGATACTGTAACTGTTATGCCACATGGTTCTAAAGCCGACATCATCTTTGAGGTTGGCCAGACTCTTTACAAGTGCCAGGTCAAAACACAAAAACAAATAGAGAAAGCTAGAAAGAGCTGGAGGTTTGATCTTAGATGCGGATCTCATTCTAAGACTAGGTTTTATAATAAAGGCGATATAGATGTGTATGCTTTAGTTGCATTAAACTGTCAAAAGGTAATGTTTTTCTTTCCAGATGGTAGGAAACAGATAACCTTTCAAGACGAGGATATCCAGGCAACTGACTCGTTGCAAAATACAAAAGATCTATTTAAAGAGCTTGGATGTCCAGAGACACTTTCTGATCTTCATAATACTTAACAGAATTAATACCAAGTGATATTAAATACTCCGCAACTTCATGCGGATGTTTGTTTTCCGTATTACAAAAATCAACAAACTTTTTAGCTAGATGTTTATTTATATATATAGGCTTTCTACCATTCCTTTCTTCAAAGATTGGATCGTTAAACTCACATAAATTCATAATCAACCTACTTGTTTATTGATACCTCAATAGAGTATTGACCAATGTTATTTCCATCTTTATCTACTCCGTGTACCATTTCTAATTCCAGATCAATGAAATGTTTTGCTTTTAACAGATCTTTAATCCTGTCTTCATTTTCACCTTTGTTTCTAGTAATGTACTTTAAACAACTTCCTAAGTTATAGGATAGCTTATTAGCATAAATATAATCAATCGGCTGTATTTTTAAAGTGTTGTAATGTTCACCGCCAACCTGATTATTGGTGGCAAGCTTATCTATTGCTTGATCCCATTCTTTTGGTGTTAATTTATCTATTGTCATAATTATTCCTTTTTTTTAAATACTTCTTGTTTAATAGTAGAAGTGAGTATATCATAAGCGAAACGAACACAAAAAGGAATAATATATGAGCAATAGTGAAAAAAAGTTTATAGATACTAAACAACTTGCTGAACGCTGGATGAGATCTCCAAGAACAATAGAGAACTGGAGAAACAAAAAGATAGGACCAGACTATGTAAAGCTAGCAGGCAAAGTTGTGTATGACATAGAGGAGATCTTGAAGATCGAAGAGGAGTCAAAGGTATCAAATGAAGCACGCCTTACTTAGCCCATCAGCATCAGACAAATGGACAAAATGTCCAGGTATGCCAAAGTTAGCTGCTAAAGTTGACTATCAGGTAGGCTTACCCGCAGCTGTAGGTACTTTAATACATTCCATGACTGAACAATTACTTAAAGGCTTTTTGGTTGATGTAAGCCTGGAGGACTATTGGCTTGGTAAAAAAGAATATGTGGAAGACTTTGAAATAGAAGTTGACCAGGACATGATTGACTGTGCAAAAGTGTATGTTGATTATGTACAAAACAGAACAAAACAATTAGACGGGAGACTGCTAGTTGAACAAAAGGTTAGGCTTGAAGAGATTTCAGATAACCTTTATGGATATGCAGACGCGCTAATCATTACTCCCCAAAAGATGTGCGTTATAGATCTTAAAACTGGTAAATTTCCCGTCAGCCCAGATAACAACAAACAAGCAATGATATATGCGCTAGGCGCATTATCAAGATATGGTAGTGAAGACACAGAAGTTGAGATTACTATCGTACAACCAAGAGCAACATGGGGCGGTGGCCCTATCAAGACATGGCTCACAACCGCTGAATATTTAGTGGATTGGGCCTACGATTTCTTACAGCCTGCCGTGGTGGCGTGCGAAGAGGAAAACCCTAAATTTGTATTTGGGGATCACTGTCGCTGGTGCAACGCAAGAAGCATCTGTGATTTATATAAACTACATAACGAGGAAAAAAAATGACTGAAGTACAACAAGAACCAATTAAGTTTAGCTTTGAAGAGGGCGGAACTGAATATGAGTTTGATAGTCTAACAGACGACAATAAATTGCTATATAACAAATTAGCAACTGTTGAAAGGCAAAAGAATGAATTTGTTGGCAATGCAAACTTTGAAATTGAAAAGCTTGATATTCTTAGAGCTGAATATGCTAGACAATTGAAAGGCGCCGTTGAATCAGAATCTTTAATTGAGACTGAATAATGGGATTAGCTGATATAAGAAAAAAATCAAAGCAGAAGCCACCTAGAATTATTGTTCATGGTGGCCCTGCTGTTGGTAAAACGCATTTAGCATCACAAACAAAAAATCCAATACTATTAGATGTAGAGGATGGTTTGGGTAAGATCGAAATGGATAACATCCGTTGTAAATCTTATGAAGATGTGATGGTAAATCTACATGAGCTAGCCACAGAGGAACATGACTATAAAACAGTATGTATTGATTCTCTTGATTGGTTAGAAAATTTATTATGGGAAAAAGCTTGCCAGGACAATGGGTGGAAATCAATCGATCAACCTTCTTTTGGTAAGGGCTATACTGAAACACTGAACTACTGGCGCAAGTACATTGACGCTCTTAATGTATTAAGAGAGAAAGGTATGATGATATTTCAGATATGTCACAGTGAAGTAAGAAAAGTAGAAGATCCTAGAATAGAACCTTATGATAGGTATTCACTAAAACTGCATAGAAAAGCATCTGCATTATTGTTAGAACACTCAGACGCTTGTTTCTTTGCAGCAAAAAAACTTGGCACTATCAAAGTACAAGGTAAGAGCGGTGGAATGACTACTAAAACTGTTAGTGGTGATAGAATCATTTACACAAATGAAGAGCCAGCTTTCTTAGCTAAAAACAGATACAACCTTCCAGATGAAATACCTATGGATTGGAAGATCATAAGGGAGGAAATGTTAAAGTGAACGAAATAATTTTATTAGAATATAACGAGTTTGATCCTGGTGATGATCCGCAATACACAGATGGTTATTGTAACTATTGTGGATCTAAGCAAGACGATTGCGTTGAATATAAATGTTGGATATAACAGAGGAGAAATAATATGGACTTAAGTAATTATAAAGTAGAAGCCGATACTGACGGCAGAGTTAATTTAAAGCCTGGTAGATACGTTTTACACTTTCAAGGTGAAAAGGTATTAACAAGTGAAAAGAATCCAAGCTGGGAAGGATACAGCGCAAAGTTTGAAGTAGAGGATACTGCGCAAACTGTTGACGCTCTATTTACAACCAGGCATGACAATGAAAAAGTTGTGCAGAATGGATTAAAATCTTTATTAGCAATGTGCAAGGCTATGGGTTTAAAAGAGCTACCAAGTGACACTGAAAGTGCCTTTATGGGTAAAAGTGTTTCAGCTGTAATAAAGCAAAAAGAGGGAAGCACTTTCTTTGAGGTAGATCAAGACTGGGGCAGAACCTGGGAAGCTACTAATAAAAAACAAAAAACTGTAAGCGAGAAGCCTATTGAGGCATCACCTTCAGCTGCTGATCTAGAAAAAATGGGATCAACAACTTTAGATGATGAAGACGCGCCGTTTTAATCTCGAGGAAGATAGGCCCACGCTGTGTGGATATTGTAAATCCCCAGCTGGGCCATTCTTATACCAAGATAAAGAACACTGGATTGGAGCATGCTGTATGGCTCACTTAGATAAAATAAAAGAAGGTAAACGCCTTCCAAACAAAGCCCAACTTAATGATATTGGGGCAGAGTACGCCATAGCATCAACCAAAGATTTATATAAAAAATTATTGATTGCAAACAAAGAAGATCCATTACACAAGTGGAAACGCGAAGATAGAAAAAAGGTATTTGTTTCAATCATAAGAGAATATCTAAACTGGGCTAACGCAAGAGCCAGGGAAGATGATAAAAGGGGTACTGATGGATCTAAAGAAATACTGCAAAGATCGAAACATAATATTTGAATTAAGCGACAACAAAGAAACAAAAACAATAAATGATTTAATAAATGAAATGCAGGCGCAAGGTTTGCAAGTAAATCATATTGAAGCATCTGGAGCTATAGTTAGAGTTCCAACAGCATTACCAGGAATGAAACCAGATTTAGGAAATTCTAGATCAGGCTGGTATGTAGTTAATACATTTAATGGCCATTACTTTGCTACTTATGGTAATTGGAAAACTGGGTTTGAGGGTAAGTGGAGTTCTGTTAGCTCTTCTACATTAAGCCAGGTTGATAGAGAAGCCCTACAAAAAAAGATGGAAGAGGCTGCGAAGGAAGAGAAAATTAAGCGACAAGCTCGGCAAGATGAGGTGGCTATAGAGGTAAGGGAAAAATTTAACAAATGCCAAAATGTTCTTGAGCATGATTATCTCACAAATAAAAAGGTTAAAAACTATGGGTTAAAACAATCGTACGATAGCTTGATTGTTCCCGTGTATTCTACTACAGGTGAAATAAGATCTATACAGTATATTGATAAAAAAGGGGGTAAAAAGTTTGCTTCCTCGTCTGAAATTAAAGGTAATGTATTTTTAATTGGAACTACATTTAATGAATTAGCTAATTGTGAAAAGTTGGTGGTAGCTGAAGGCTACTCAACTTCCGCCACAATATATGAAGCTACAGGATTTCCAGTTGCTTGCGTGTTTAGTGCCAACTTCGCGTTGGATGCAGTCTCTAATCTGCGCAAGCTTACTGGATCTAGGATAATTTTAGCCCTGGATCACGATGAGAGTGGCGTTGGTGAAAAGAAAGCCCAGGAATGTGCATCAGCTATCACAAACGTGGCCGTGCGCCTGCCCAGCGAGATAGGTGACTACAATGATTTATATTTAAGGCATGGTTTGGACAAGGTTAGAGCAGAACTTATGGATCATAAGCTTGGCATAAAAAAGTATGCGATTAGAAATTTGAAGGGTAAGCCAGAGCCACAGAGGTTTTTGGTTGATGGTTTGATACCTATGGGTAAGCCTGGACTGCTAGCAGCATCTGGTGGAGTTGGAAAGTCTTTAAGTGTAATTCAGTTAGCCCTGGCGATTTGCTGTGGTGGTCGTTGGTGGGGTAAGGATGTTACTGAACGTGGTAACTCTATTATTTTTGCCAGTGAGGATGATCTTCCAGAGATACATAGAAGGCTAGAACTTTTAGATCCCCAGGGAAAAAGATTTAAGTCAGAGCATGAGGTTTATATCTTTCCAATTCCAGAACAAAAAGAACCAATGATTTTATTGAGAGAAGAGGGTGTTACTGAATTGGCGATGGAGCTAGTAGAGGAAATAAAATCAATACCAGATGTTAAGCTGGTTTGTTTTGATCCGCTCCAGGCATTTACTACAGGTAATGTATCAAGCAGTAACGAGGTAGGCCAGCTTTGGGGATCTTACTGCGCAAACATCAGCGCAAGATTAAAGTGCTGCACGCTAACCATTCACCACTTAAACAAACAAGGTTTAACTGTAGACTCAGATGATTCAATGGTGCAGAGAACGAGCGTGCGTGGGGCTAGCTCATTAGTAGATTCGCAGAGGTTCTGCCTGACAATGGCCCTGGCAAGTGTTGAGGATTGTGAAAGGATTTGTGAAGAGCAGCATGTACCTTACGATAGGATGGCGGTGGTTAGAGGCGCATTAGTAAAATCCAACAGCGGAGGTGTAGACTATTCCTCTAAAACATTATTCAGACGCAATGGTGTATTAGAACCATTAAATGAACCGCTGGATACCAGTAATTTATATGATAATTTTTAAATGCCATAGGGAGTGTTTGGGACATAGTATGGGAGTGTTAGGGACATACCCTGACCAAGATAGGGACGTAACTCTAGTAAGACAGGGACATATATCCATTCCATTATATGGAATATAGGAAGCGAACCCCTTGAGGGGGTTCAGCTTCCAGGGAAGAGAAGATGAAAAGATTTAAAACAATAGACAAGGATCACTGGTGGATCACGGCTCACACGAGCGAGCGTGAGCGCGCGGGAGTATTTGTTCCTTTAGAGCTAGCCAGGAGAGAGGGAGACTTCTCGCGAGTGCGCGGGGTGGTGTGGGCATGGTTCAGGCGTGAGTGCGGGAGAACGGATCTGTCCGTGAGTGCGAAGCTGATTCTTTGGGCGGTGTGCGAGCGGTGGAGGTATGAAACCTGGAGCAGTCACGATGCGATTAGTTATTATGCAAAGATGACGGGGGTGAATAGGAAAACCTCTGGGCGAGCTATGACGGAGCTGATTGATAACGAGGTGGTTTGGTGTGTGTTAGAAGGTGAGCAGAAAAGATTAAGGAAGTCTCAACCTGGTGGTAAGAAGCATTTTCTTTTAGTGGGCCTGGTGGATTTATTATAGGTGAACGCACACGAGGTTTGGTATATGAGGAGGTACTTTGATCCCCGTGCGCGCTCGTTGGTGGATCAATCTAAACGATTAATCCATCTAACTATTAACTCTACAACAAGTAGAGCTGTAATGGTAGCTAGTGCCATAGTTAATATTATTAGTTTAAGTGCCTCTATCATTTCCTTTCTTTTGCTTTTCCTCTTTATCTCGTTGATAGTCTTTTGTTTTTCTTTTGCCGAAGATCCTATCAAATTCCGCTTCATATCTTTTTCTATCTGGTATTGGTCTTGGTCTACTGCCCTTGCCCGTCATATTTTACTCCTGGTCATTTAAAAATGATTCTGCTATTAGCTGTAATATTTCATCGCGATCATCATCTGGGTGTAAGCCGTAGTTAATAACCATGTCTGTTATTTCTATTTCTAATAATCCTTTATTATCCATTTCAACAACTTCATCGTATATATTTTCTAGCTGTTGCTCGTTGTGTATTACGCTCATGTTAATCCTTTTGGTTTAGGTTATATGCTTTGATTATTTTCTCGCGGTCGTCTTTAGAAACGATCCTAAGTATTTTTTCTAGGGTGAGTCTACTTTTAAAGCCTCTGTTTTGGTTTAAGCCGTATTTTTTCCTTATGTCTCTTAATAATTCCTCTCTGGTCATTTCTAAGCCCCGTACACGCCTTTATTATCTACCAAGGCTATCCTAGTACCATTTGTATCAAAAAGCAGCCATGAGTCTTTAGAATCGTTTGTCTTTGATGCTTCTTTAGATATAAAAGGCAACTCGCCTGTAATACCTAAGTCTCGTTGATGTGCCGTGTACTTTGCTAGTGCTTGAGTAAATGTCATAGTCTCGCCTTAAATAGTTGGATTAATAATAAGATCTTATCGTTTGATAAATGCCTTAAGTGTTTTGGTATTCGCCTCCTATCTATTTTCATGGTTAGTTACCTCTCCAAACATTTGATTCCATTTCCATTGCGGAACGCATTCATCAGTACACCAATAATCACCGCTATCTGTCCAACAAACATTTATATCTGTTTGTTCTCCGCAAGTGTCACAAGTTCTTATATCTTCATTACTCATCTTCATCCTCCTTGGTTAGTAAAAGATATGTCCCGTGTAGGCAAAAAGCCATGAACGAGAATATTATTATTATTGATATTGTGTTGCTCATTGTGTTTGCTCCACTAATTGCTCTATTTCTTTTTTGGCTTTTGCTAGTTCAATATCATTCATGTCAGATGCTATACATTGTGCAAATTCTTCTATCTCCGCAAGTTTTGATTCTTGTTGTTTGGGTGCTGTTATGTATAGCATTGATGCAAATTTAAACATGCTCACGTTGTCGCCTTGTTCTTGCCATTCATCCATTTTAGTATTTATTAATTCATTCATTTAGCGGCCCTCCTTAGTCGCGCCTTCTCGTTGTTGTGTTGCCTTGTTTCCTCATTCAATGGTTTGTGTAGTTCCTCTAAGTAGTCCAGGGCAATCTTTTTTTGGTCCTTGGTTAGTTCTATAAGGATTTTATAATCTGATCTTTTGTAAGTTGGGTATTGGTAAAAACATTTTTCTTTGTTTTTGTATTCCCATAAAACAGGTTTATCTATTCCAGGGATATGATCTTCCCAGATATAAAAATCATCTATGAACTTGTCTGCAAATGTCATTAAGCGGCCTCCTAGTTTTTTAAAAAATGATTAATTAAATATGAACCATGCCACGCTTTTTTATTACGTGGCTTTTCGGTTAGTTTGGTTAGTAGTTGTTTAAATGTCATGGTTACACCTCCTCTAAAATTTCATCTATTGTTGTATGGTTCTCGTGTGGTTTATTTTTTACGCTTCTTAACTCATAAATATATTCATGGTTTATATAGTCGTATTTTTTATAAACATTTAGATGCTTGTTACTCTTTCCGTATTTCTTAACAAGTTCTGCTCTTGTGTAGTCTTTAAATGTCATGTTTTGATTCCTCCATCCAAGCCTTACAAGGCTTTTGACTCATGTAATAATATGCACTGAGATCACTTAAGCGATATTCTTTAAGCATTTCTATAGCGTACCTTCTACCTTGGTTAAATTGGTCAACTGTTTCAAGGTTGCCTTTATCATCTATTCTATTAATGTAAGTCATTACGCAACCTCACAATTTAAAAACATCTGGCAAACATCCCAAGAGATAGAATTTTGTGGCACGTTTATAGATGCGCCATCAAACCAGTCTATATAATGGTATTCGATGACATCAACACTATGGTCATTTTGTGCTGTGTATATTCTGAACTCGTCAGAAGGGCCGCCCCATGAAAGTTGAAGCCTATAATAGCCCGCCTCTTTACTGTTAAAAGTTCCAGCTTCTACATAGTCCCAAGAGAGAGCATTATTATTTGCATAATCAAATAAATCCTCGTATTCGTTGAAATAGTCGCCTTTGTGTTTATCAATAACCTTCATGGCTATCTGTTCGCCTTCTGTGGCGTTGTCATAGTCATTAAAGTATTGTTCCGCCTCTCTATATGTTTGCTCAACGTGGTTGAACTGACCTTGTACTAAGTCTTTGCAAGTTAATTGTTTTGCTGTGTTTGTCATGTTGTACCTCCTAAAGTACTAATTAATATAAATCCTATTATGCATATGTATACTCTATAGTCAACATATCTACTGCAATTATATTAATTAATTTACAAAAGCCCGTATTTATAAGGTATTTAAGCTATAATTAATCGGATTATGACAGATAAAAAACCAATAAAATTACCTAAAAAAAGAGGTAGAAAACCTATAGTTATAGATTATGAAAGGGCTGAATATTTGGCCTCTCTTAACCTTGGTATCATGGATATTTGCCGATCTCTGGGCGTTGGTTGGGATACGTTTAACAAGCATAGAAATAAAAAAAACTCGGAATTAGCGGAAGCATTGAACAGGGGGAAAGCTAAAGGCTTGCAGCTAGCGACAACTAAACTAATGGAAAAAATACAAGACGGCGATTTCAACAGCATACAGCTATATCTCAAATCAGCTGATCGCGAGACCTGGGCGGACAAGCAAACAGTAGAACATAATCTGAACCTGGGCGACGTACTCACGCAAGCACGGGCGCGCGTGATAGATCATAAGCCAGATGATGCCAGGATTATCCAACAACCAAAAGAATTGACCAGAGCGAGCGAGAAGGCGCGAGAGCGTGTAAAAAATACCGGGAGCGGGCGCGAGTGAGTGCGTTTTTAATTATCCTTTTTAATGCTTACTTATGCCCCCCCTTTTAAAAAATTGCGGTGGTGTTGTATGTATAACTACTGAACTAAAATTTTTTAATTTTTTTTAATATGAAATATGGAATAAAACAAGAACGAGAACTAATGACCGAACTATGGTCAGGGCCAATCAAAGACAATCCAGTAAACTTTGTTAAGTATGTATTCCCCTGGGGACAAAAGGATACCCCCCTTGAAGAGTTTAAAGGGCCAAGAAAGTGGCAAGAAAAAATTTTACGAGAAATGGCAATACACATTGAGCGTAACAATGTATTAGATTTACCAGAGATGTTTAGACTTGCTGTAGCCTCTGGACGTGGTATTGGTAAATCTGCTTTAGTCGCATGGATTATTTTATGGATGTTATCTACCAGGCTTGGATCTACCATTATTGTTACCGCCAACACCGAACAACAGCTCAGATCAAGAACCTGGGCGGAGTTAGGTAAGTGGCTTACTCTAGCAATTAACTCTCACTGGTTTCATAAAACAGCAACAACCATAAAACCAGCACCTTGGTTTGAAGATGCGCTGATTAATGATCTAAAAATAGATACTGGTTATTACTACGCCCAGGCGCAGTTATGGAGCGAAGAGAATCCAGACGCGTTCGCGGGTATTCACTCTTCTTATGGTGTTTGCTTAATTATGGACGAGGCATCTGGTATTCCAGCTCCTATCTATTCAGTATCAGAGGGATTCTTCTCCGAGCCAACAACCAATAGATATTGGTTTACCTTTTCCAACCCGCGCAGGAACAGCGGGCCTTTTTATGATAGTTTCAACTCTAAACAATCCTTTTGGAAGAACGAACAGATAGACTCGCGAACTGTAGAAGGCACAGACCAAAAGCTCTTTCAAACGATGATTGAGCAGTACGGCGAAGATTCCACAGTCGCGCGCGTGGAGGTGATGGGCGAGTTTCCATCGGCTGATGACGATACTGTAATACCAATGAGCTTGGTGAAAGCTGCTATCGATAGAGATGTATCACTTACAGCTAACGCACCGATTATTTGGGGATTGGATGTCGCACGATTCGGCGGTGATAACTCCGCGCTATGTATTAGACAAGGTAATCATGTAATGAGTATTAAGTCATTTAAGTCTATGGATCTGATGCAGTTATGCGGTGTGATAAAAAATATGTATGACGAATGTACCAATATAGAGCAACCGCAAGAAATACTGGTAGATGTAATCGGACTAGGCGCAGGCGTGGTCGACAGACTCGCCGAGCAGAACTTGCCCGTGCGTGGAGTCAATGTCGCAGAAGCACCATCTACTAAAAAGAATTATTTAAACCTACGCGCAGAATTATGGTTCGCGATTAAAGACTGGTTGACGCAACGTGATTGCAGATTGCCACAGGACGATGAACTCGTTGCAGAACTTGCTGCACCCCTTTATAAATATACGTCTACTGGCAAAATAAAAATAGAAAGCAAAGATGAAATGCGTAAGCGTGGAATTAAATCACCCGACAAAGCAGATGCACTTGCATTGACCATGGCATCCTCCGCTGCAAGTTTTGGTGGAAGCGTTAACTTTTTAGGTTATAATTTCAAGAAACCACTAAAATCTAGGATAATCAGAATAGG